TTAAATCAGCAATAATATCAGCAAATCTTTCAGGACCTATGTCATGAACTAACTTTATAAGTATTTGTCTTGATACTCCTCCACTTGCTTCATTTACAGGTTTATATGCAGAACCAAATGGGGCTGATTTGCCCTTGTGTTGTGATTGGGATTTAGGATCTATATTTTCCTGTGTTTGAAATCTTTTATAGGCATCAGGATAATTTTTTCTAATATGGGTTCTATATCTATTAAATTCATTTCTAACTTTTTCTGCTATGTCATCTACAACGGCATCATCAGTTTTTTGATCTAAAACTGTCATAGCTTTTCTTAATTCATCAAATTCTTTATATACGGAATCAAAAGCAGGCACATTTTCTACATCCCAAGAAATTGCACCTGTAACTGGGTTTATATCTTTTACAATATATTTAGTTCCTTTTTCAATTTGGACATCACCTATTTTAAATTCACCTTTCTTAGATATTTTAGCTAACTCTAATACTGAGGCAGCATCTTGAGTATCCATATCATATCCAGTATTATCACCAGCCCATGCTTGTGAATCTGTAAAATCAGTAATAGGATTATATTTTATTGCTTTTTTAGCTTTTTCAAATAGTTGTTTGTAATCTATAAATTTAGATTTTCTATTAGGAATAGATGGATTAGGAGTAGTAAATGGTTCTCCTATTTCATCTTTTTTCTTTTTAAAAGCTTTGGGAGTAGCATATTGAGCACCAGTACCAGATGTAAAAGAAGCACCAGTTCCAGTAGTGCTCATTTCTTTATTTAAACCTTTTATCTTTAATTTCATACTGTTTCTATTTCTTTAGAAAGTTCAAGGTACTGTAGTAACGCAACTAAGTGATCATCTTTTAACTTTCTAGTTTCTAGAATAGGTTGAATTAAATTTATAACTTCTTGGATTTTAATTTTTAGTGCAGGCTCTTCTATTTTATCTACATTTTCTTCCAGTATAGTAGATATACCTTTAAACTTAGAATTCAAAAATTCTTTAAGTTTAGGAGCATCTGTAGCACTATTTATATATTCTTTTAATACTTCTTTTTGATCTTTAGTTAACCCGTCAAATTTTGTATTATATTTTTCGAGCATAATTTTATAGGTAAGCGCACGTGTACCTTTATCTAATGACATTAGTTCTTCTACTAATGGTGATAAAGACATTTTAGAATCAGGTGCAGAAGTAATATGTTCTAAAATAGTAATTTTAGAGGTAATAATTGATTCGGGATTTCCAAAATTTCTATTATTTGTTGATTCAAATAAAACATAAGAAGAAGCTAGTAACTTATAATTTTTAATTTTAGCTTGAAAAAAATCATTTAAATCAAAATTTTCTTTAATTTCTTTAATTAAATTATATTTTTCTTTTGCTAATTTATCTCTATCTAATTTTCTAGATAATTCAAGTACTGTAGAAAGTACAGTTTCTGCCTTACCTTCTGATAAGGAAATAGAATTATTAATAATTTGATAAAGTTTATTTTCGTTAAACAGTTCACTTTTAGTAAAATATTTTTTTACAAGTGATGCTGCTTTTGAATTACCACTTGATAAAGTATCTGCAGTAATCTTACGTACTAGTAATTCAAAGAGAATACCAGTATTCTTGTATTTATTATGTTTTATTTTCATAAGTAGTGCGCTACTGATAATAAATATTGAAATTATTTAATTTCTTCGCGGATTTGGTTTTCATCTAATAACTTTTCTCCTTCATAGAGGGTTATTTTTTGGGTTGGAGGGAACATTCCTTTTAAACTTTTTTCATTTCTAGCATATATAGCTTTAGTGTTTAAGTTTTCTAATGTTACTTGGGATCCACCTTTTGAATTAGGTATACCAGGTCTTTCTTCTTCCCCAGATTTTGATTTCATTCTATCTCTACCTAATACATCTCTACCTAGATTACTGTCTTGAGAATTATAATTAGATGATTTTTCTTGAGGACGACCAAGTGCATCTTCTGGATAGTTAGGATCATTTACATCATACCCTTGTGGTACTCCTTTAGCTCCTGGGTATCTACCTGTTCCATATAATGAAGCTAATGAGTGTGGTGTACCATAAGCTTCTCCTGTTTCTGCAGGGTCATTACCTTCTGCAGCAATTTGTTCTCTACGGAAAGCACGTTTTTGATCTTCAATTATTAAATCTCTATATTCCTGGTATTGATCTTCACTAAAGTGGAAGATATTATCATATATCCAATCTGTAGGGACTAATTTAGTATCCGTCATTTGTTGAGCTAAATCAACTTTTTCTTTTAATAATGCTATTCTTTCTTGGTCATAAATGATAGAAGGAGTAGTTAATGATAATTCAAAATTAGTTAATGAAGAACCATCATACCCTTGTGCATATAAATGAACAAGTGCAATTTTTGTTAGTTCCGAAATTAATATTTTTTGAATACGTTCTACTGTTCTAGCAAATCTAATATCTTCAGCAGCTAATGTAGCTTTACCTTCTAAATCACCTTCATATCCTAAATAAGCTTTTGGAACTTTAAGTGCAGAAAATAATTTATCTCTTAAATAAGTTACATCTTCAATAGCAGCATAATCTAAACCTTTTGTTGTTTCAATTCTAGTTGTAGCATCTCCACCTCTTACAGGAATATAAAAGTCCTCTAAGATATTTTGCATATTGAATTTTAAATTATAATCTCCTGTGTTTGGATCAACATAAGGTGTTTTTTTCATTTTGTTGATCATTCTTTGCATATAAGTCTCTACTTCATTTGGTGGTATATTTCCAACATTTACAAAGAAAGTTCTTTTTTCTGGTGCACGTACTATACGATGAATTAACATTGCATCCTCCATTAATGTCATTTGTTTCCAAACCTTTCTACCTGGTTCAAGATATGATCTTCCGTAAGGTAGATAATTAAAATCTGAAAGTAAACGGAAATGAGCCATTTCATAATTATCAAAAAATATTTCATCACCTGTATTTACACCCATTGATGGTGAAATTTGTTGAAATCCTAAAGGATTTTCTGAAACTGAATAACTAGGGTCATATTTAAATTTTACATCTGATGGATTAGCAGGATCCGAACCTTCTACTCTAATAATAGTATAAGAAGAAAAAGGTACTACATTATATACACCAAATTTTTCAGAAATTTCTAATTTTAAATAAAAATCCCCATATTTTAACATATTACGTGTCCAAGACCATAGATTAAATTCTATGTTTAAAACATCATAAAATAAATTATATAATATTTTTTGTACTGTTTCATCAGCTGAGCGGATTTGTAGTACTTCGCCCATATCGTTTCTTAAACAAGATTCATCAGATACTATATCTAATGCAGAAGCAACAATAGAATCAGTGTCCATTGCTTCATAGTCTGTATATAATTGAATTCTAGTAGATGGGAAGTTAACTTGTTGTTGGTTAACATAGTTTAAACCTCCAACCGTACTGTATAATTTATTAAATCTATCGTATAGTGAGTTTGTTTGTAGCTGTCCTAAAGATTGTATTTGGTTAGAATCTACTACTTTAAGTTGATTCCCTCCTACATTCCTTATTACTACATCTGTAGAAAATAATCTTCTTAATCTACCAAATAATGAAGTATCTGCCATTTTAATTGTATATGTATATAAATATTAATTATCCTAATAACCAAGAGATGTCTTCTTTACCCCCTGGTATGTCCATTTCGTATGGATTTTTAGTTTGTGAGTTACCTGTATATATAGAAGGAGCCTGATGGTTTGTTGAATGTATCCCACCTAATGCTGCCCTTGCCATATCTATACCTTGTTGTTTAAAGTGTAGAGCTGTGTCTCTTAAAAACATTCCTATTCCTAATGCCATAGTTAAATCATCATTATAACCAGATAGTGCTTGTGCTTTACCATTTTTCCATACAAATGTTCTTAATTCCTCTAGTAATCTTTTAGAACGAAGAGTAACTGATTTTTCGTTAAGGTACGAAACCATTTTGGAGACAACAAGTGGTCTCGTTTTCATTGATGTAGTAAATCCAGGAACCATACCTTGCCCATTTTCAAACCTAGAAAGATATTGGTCGGCATTAGTCATTGATACATCCATTTTAGGAGAATAATATAAATTTCTATAACCTCTATCTATTAATTGTTGGATTACAGCCCAACCTATATTTGCATTTTCTACTACAAGTAAAGCATCATTGTATTCTGTAGCTACAGCAAATAATAAATTACCATAATCCTTTGTTTGAACTTGAGCTTTAAATTCTGCTACTTGTGTTGCTTCTTCTATATCAAATACATGAAATGCTGAAAAATCATTACCATCACCTCGGGCAACATCAGCTACTACTATATAATCTTTAGAATAATCTGGTATTTGCCATACCCATAAATTTCCATCTATACCTCTTCTTTCAACTGGTTCTTGGATGTAAGTACTTTCATAAAAATTTAATATATCAGGTTCTATAACAGTATCACCTGAAGTGCTAAAATCACAATCACATTCCTGTGCAGCCATTCTAGGTCCTAATACTATATCTTGTTCATCTCTCCATTCTTGATTTCTTTCTGGATGGACCGTCCATGGTAATCTAATTGGTAAAAATGTATTTTCTCTTGCTTCTGCTTTAGCCCAAGTTGAATGAAACCAATTACCAGTACCATAAGGTGTTGATAATGCTATACAACCACCCCCAGTAGCTAATGTTTGTTGAGCTGAGGCAAATATCTCATCTATACCATCGATAAAAGCTGCCTCATCAATTAATAATAATGATACTGCTTCACTCCTACCTGCGTCCTGACTTGCTGCTACCGCCTTAATTTGTGACCCATTTGCTAAACGTAAAGATAATTTATTATGTTCTGTGGTTTTTATTTGTAACCATTTTGGCAATTGATCATATGCAAACCTTACTTTAGTTACCATATTTTTAGCAGTTTCTTGTTTAGTTGCTATACATAGTACGTTTTTATCTTTATGAAATAACATCATCCATAATGAATAAGCTGAACACAAAGTTGATATACCTAATTGTCTTGATTTATTTATTATAGTATAATCTTCATTATTCATGTGAGTAAGAACTTTCTCTTGAAATGGATAAAGATTAAATTTAATTCTACCCCTTTGTGGGTGTTGGATAGTATAATATTTTTTCATAAAGTATATAGGGTCCTTAGCACACTTTATAAATTCTGATTTGATTATATGTTTTAAATCCTCTGCCATTATTGTATTAATAATAATAATACAGCTGCCCCACCTACCATAGAAGTAATTTGGTATAATTTTTTAAGACGCCTTTCTTTTTTATATGCCCTTTCTAATTCTTTAGACATATCTTTTGAAGTATCTAATTGTTCTTCTTTAGTTGAT